AGGAGCTTGCAGCGTGCCCGGCGTATCCACCACGGCGCACCACCATCAGCGATGGGTCGGGACCAGGGGGCACGTCGCCAATAGCTGAATGGCTTAGTCACCCCTCGCTCCTCGCTACCCAAGGATGCTGCGCGTCCCGTCTTGTGCATGAGGTCGGCGGTAGGACTGAACTTGAAGTCCCGGTTGGTCGGCATGCCACGGTGATTACGTTGACCACGCTTGCTCACCACACCTTCCCTTCGGCTATTGGATCGGAACCATCGGGCAACGGAACGGATTGCATCGGCCCTGATGGGAGGGCGGCGGCGATGAACCTCTCATGGTGCGGTAGCGGACACTCACCAGCCCGGTGCCGAGCGATGTGGTAATCACGATCAGCACCGCCCGGGAGGAACCCAGCAAGGCTCGGACCTTCGATGCCGAACTCGGCCTTATACTTTTGGTCGCTCAGATCCTGAGCGTGCTTAGACGCTGACACGTAGAGGGCATCGGCCAAGCGCACGAACTTCCGCAGCCGCTCCAGCTCTTCGTCGCGAGCCGGGAGAGCCGCCAGGAGGGCGAGCGTGTCACGTGCCATCGCTATTTCGTTAGCCATTCGCTTTGGGCGACCAGGCCAGGGGCCAAGGACGTTGGCCATGAGAGTGATACTGGCCCGCACTCTTGCCCGCTCCACCAGTTCGGCTACGTCGTCAGTCACCACATCACCTGCATGTTCTTGGCGTCCTCGGCCACGATGCCAAAGAGGGCCGCAGACTCGCGGGAAAGGTCGGGGGGGTTGAGCGCTGCCTTGACCCGGTCCCAGTCGACCCTGGCATACGAGTGAGGTGCGCTGTTTCGGAACGTCTGGTGCGCCGCCCTTGCCGCCGCTTCGACCTCCTCCTCCTTTTGCGGACGGGGTGGGGTTCGACCCGTCATCGGTCGTCCCGTCCGAAGTCCGGGTCGTCCCAGCAGCTGTACGTGCCCTCGTCGTCGTCATCGTCAAGTACGTCGTCGTCAATGACGCCTGGGGGGTAGTTGTGCATCATCGCAACTGGTCCATCAGGGTCTGCGCATCGTTGTCGTCAACGATCTCAGCATCCTCGACGTCCCCGTCGTAGTCGACCCCCTCGACTTCGGGGACCGCCACCGAGTCGGGCCAGCCCGCCACGATGTTGATGGCGTCTTGGAGTTTGGACGCGCTCAACTTGGGCAGATCCCCCCAACCGTGCTGGGCCAGGTAGGCCCGCACGATGGGCTGCTGACCCCGGTCGAGGTTGTTGATGATGGCCGTGAGTCCCTTGCGCAACTCCAGCCGTGCGGCGCTATCGGCTTCGACCTGTGCTTGCTCCTCGGGCGTGCGGTCAGCCACCCTCTTGCGCTTGGCCGGCGGGGTCGGTCCTGGTGCGGGCAAAGTACTCGTTGATTCGGTCGGTGACCCATCTTCGGCCACAGGAGCGGCCAGGGATGCAGATGACGACTCGCTCTCCGCGCTCGTAGGCGGCGATGACTCGCTGGGCAAACTCGGATTGCCAGTCCCAGGCGGCGTCGAGGTGGGTGTGGGCGGCGGCGGGGTCGCTTGGGATGATGCACCTCCATCGTTGTCGTTACCGAAGTCTCGGATCTCCTCGGGCGTGTAGCTCATGCCCGCCAGCACGTCGGCAAAGTGCCGCCGTCCCGCCCCTGACGTGGCGCGAGCGTCGAGCATGGCCCGAGGGTTCTTTTTCCACGCATCCTTGGCCAGCAGTCCCGCCGTGGCGGCGTCGATCATCGAGTAGGTGTACTCCTCCCACTCGCCCGCGGGCCAGTCCGAGCGGCGGCAACGAGCCGTGGTGGCATCCTCGCCGTCGCGCAAGATGATCTGGTGGCCGTTGTCCATGATGAGGGCGCGCATGGACTCAGCAGTCAGGCCGACCTTGCCTTGGATCACATTGAAGCTGTCCAGCGCCTGCATGGGGCCGAACCCGAGTTCGTAGCCGCGCATGAAGCAGGCCAGGATGGCGTCAGGGCGGCCACGGAAGGCTACTGGCACCATCTCGGTCGAGTGGATGGTGCGGGCCAGCTTCATGTAGTCACGGACGTATGGCAGGCCGCCAACCACCTTGGGCGGGATGGACGGGTAGGTGGGCTCGTACTCGACCACCTGTGGCGGGGCGGCCGGCACGATCTCGCCGTGTTCGGTCACCTCTTCGCTCATGTGGATCTCGGGGTGGACGATCACCTCGACCTCTTCGACGGTCGGCTCTTGTGGGGCCTCGACCTCGGCGCGCTTGGCCGAGAGGAGGCCAGCGAGGCTGGTGGTGGGGGTTTGGGTCATGACTCCTCCTTGGTGGCGCTGTAGCGGAGGGTCCGCACAGAGGTGGTCTTGGCGAACTCCGCGGCGAGGGCGGGATGCGCCTCCTTGAGGGCCTTGGTGTCGAGGGTCGTGCGAGCCGATCCCTTCCACGTGACGACCTTCTGGCTGCCGACCATGCCAACCTCAGCATCACCCAACGTCGCCATGATCGTGGCGTCGATGGAGTCGAGGTCGCCCTTGATCCGCTCGGCCTGCTCTTTGAGGCTGACCCGCATGGCGAGGAGTTCGGAGGCGAATGGCCCGAGGTCGACCACCTTGTCGGGGTCGGGCTGCCAGCGGCGCTGGAGGGCCTTGCGGGTCGATTCGGACCCATCGGGCGGCGGGGCCACCTGATTGAGGACGTTCTGCCAGAAGGCTTCCTCGATGGCCACCAGGTCGGCAATGAGTTGGTCGTTGCGCTCGACCTCAGCGATGACCAGCTTCTGGCCGCCGATCAGGCAGGCGTAGTGGACGACGGGCAGGCCGAGGACAGCGAGGTAGTGCTGCCCCTGGACGGCGTAGGTCAACGGGACGGTAACCGCCCCGTTCTCGTCCTCGGCCCACTGGTCAGCAAACCGGGTGGTCTTGATTTCAAGCACCCCGTCGAGCTTGGTGGCCGGACCGGTCAGACGGTCGACGTTGGCGAACATGAACGGATAGTCCGTGTTGCGGACCATCCGGTTGAAGGTCTGGACCTCGATGCCGGTGCGCCGGGAGAACTCCTCAGCGATGGGATCTTCGAGCAGCTTGCCCCAGGTCTGGTACTCCTTCTCGTCGCCCGGGTCGGGCAGGACGCCTGCCACCTTCTCGGTCCACAGCTCATACGGCGAGCGCCACGTGGACACACCGGCCACCACCCCAGCGTCCGAGCCGCCCAGGCCGCCCAGCCGCAGCCGGTGCCACTCTGGTGAGTCCGAACCGATCTCGTCTAGGTCAGCGATGATCTCGATAGCCATGCGGGGTGCCTCCTTGGTTGTCAGAACTGCTGCTCCCGTCGTTAGTATGACAGGACGCTGTGACAATAGCAAGGTTTGTTGCCCCCGGGCATGAGAAACCCCCGCCACTTGGAGGCGGGGGTTTCTCATCTTTGGCCAGGAGACGCAGTGCTTGGGAGCAGAAGCAACCCTTTGGCCAGAAGCCTTACGTTAGTCCGTCGACTTGGTGGTCAGCCCCGCCTCTCGGGTCATCTGACGCTTGCCCTCCTGCACCCCCTCCAGCCGAGCGATAGCGGTGGCGTGGGCGTTGGACACCCCATCCTGGCGGGCCTGGGCCGATTCGATCTTGACGAACCGCGGGGTCACCTGCACCGCGATGATGTCCCCCACCTCGTCACGGATGGTGTCCTTGATCGAGCGTTGGAAGGACTTGAGGAGGACCACGCCGACCGGGGTCAAGAGGACGACGACTGAGGACGCCGTGAACAGAGCGCCTTCCCAGTTGACGCCTGTGGTGTGGACCGCCACCATGTCGATCATCAGAGAGCACTACCCGCTATCCGCCTCGGGCAACCCATCAGGTGGCGGCCGAGGGGGCGGTGCCGTTCTCCATGAAGTCGGGGGCGGTGTAGAGGTTGTAGACCAGCTTGCCGGTGGCCTGGCTGGTGCTGATGACGCACACACCGCCGTCAGCGGTGATGTAGGCCGTCTCCATCGCCTCGGTTTTGGGGTTCCAGACTCGGGTAATCATGTCGTCGGTGATTCCTTCCGGTAGGGGTGGGGGAACAACGGGTGGTGGGTCGGTGAGGCCGAAGAGGTCGTCGTACTGGACCCCGGTGCCATGCCAGGACGACTCATCGCACAGGCCCGGGATGCCGGGGATGTCGGCGCTGGGGGTGAACTGCCACATGACGCCCCAACCGGGATATCCCTGGTTGTAGGCGGCGCACCAGGTGGTACTCGGCACCTGGGCACGGATGCTCCCGAGCGTGGACGCGGAGCCGTAGGTGCACCGGGCGGTCGGGTCCAGGTCGAGTGCGGAGAGGAACGAGCGCGCCCACGCCGTGTTGGTCGACGTCTCGATGTCGAGGACGCGAGCCCATCGAACGCCAGCGGTAGCCACGAAAAACTCGGCCTCGTCGCCAGCGTCGGTGAAGCTGGCGAAGTGATACGCCAACACGTCGATCTCGGCTTCCTGCGCCCCGTCCATGTCGCGTTCGTACCAGGGGTTCACGTAGGTGGTCCCCTCGGTGGCCTTGATGATCGCCGTGGTCACCCCGGCCGCCCGAACCAGCCCCCAGTTGATCGGGTCGCCGCCAGGGTGGTTATTGCTCGACAGGTCGATGATGCGTCCGATGGTTGTCATCAGAAGAACGTTACCGTGGTATCGGTCACGGCGAGGGTGGCCGAGTACAGGTCGATGTCAGCGGGCGGCGAGGCCGGGAAGCTGACAAGGGACGGGGCGGTCAGGGCGAGGGGGGTCCCGGTGTCGCCCGAAATGCCCTTGAGCGTCATGGCGACAGCGTTGCCCGCGGCCGGCTGGATCAGGACACCGACCGACCAGGAGGGCACGGCGACCAGGTTGTCCCCCTCCGCCAGCACCACGTTGAGCACCTGGACCAGGTTGCTGATCGTCGGGGCGATGGTCACGGTCGGGATGGACAAGGTGCCCTGGGGCAGTTCGTTGAGCACCGCTTGGATCGTCACTCGGCCAGCCATCAGGGGATCCTCCGTGTCATGAGCTTGTTACCGTCTCCCAGGCCGTAGCGCCGCCGATGCGGAGCTTGGACAGGGTGGTGTCGTAGTACATGCCGCCCTTGACGTAGGTCGGGGCCGAGGCCAGGGCTTGGATAATGGCGTTAGAGCCGAGGATGGCCCCGCCGAGATTCTGCAGGACACCAGAGATCATGATGGCGTTGAACGAGGAACCGGCTGGGTAGGCGTCGGCAAACGATCCCCCGGTGATCCATGCGGCACCGATGTCGACGCCGTTGACTATCGTCCCACCGCTGGCCGTCACGCCCTTGATGAAGTAGGTGAACGGGGACGGGGGGGCGGTGCCGAACGTCGGCGTGCTGAGCAGGATCCCAGCGCCAGCGTGTGTGGTTTCCTGGATCATGGGGGAACTGGCCGGTGCGGCGGGGCCTTGCACGAAACGTGGCGAGTTCCAAACCGATTGGCGGGTTGCGTTCGAGCGGTCGATAAGGGGCACGTCAGAGGTGCCCGCGACGGTGTCGACCGTGCAGCCGTTGAAGGTCTGCGCGCCGTAGTCCTCTACACAGGCGTTCGAGCCGGCGGCGTTGGCTTGCGAGTTGCCGACAAAGTGGCAGTTGGCGTACTTGTCGTCGGCCCCGGCGCACACCGATGTGCCACCTGAGAAGATGGAGTTGGCTACCGACCAGTCCGTGCCCTGGGCGTTGAGCGCCAGGACGGTGGAGGCGGGGTTGGACCCGGCGAAGGTGCGGACCACGATGTCCGAGGCGGTGAACTCGGTCGAGGATGAGTTGGAGTCGAGCGCGGTGGTGGTGGCCCCGTAGACCCCGATGTTGCGGGAGCGGCACTCAGGAGCCTGGACCTGGAGGCCGTAGGGCACCGCAGTCGAGGTGCCGAGGGGGTAGGCGTTGATCTGGATGTCCTGGAGTCCAGAGCATTTGTTGACCAACTGGACCAGCGCGGTCGGGCTGAAACCGGTAGCCGGGACGATCTGCGTCCCACCTTCAAAGCCGAGTTGGGGGCCGGTGCCGTTGGGCTGGTCGACCATGCCCGACGCCTTGAGAGTGAAGCCGATGGGGGGCTGGAGGGGGAGTTGCGTGCCGATCTGGCCAGGGGGAAGCACCAAGTTGTTCTGCCCCGAGTTGGTGATGTTCTCCATGTACGTCATGATCGTGGCGTACTCGTCCTGGCCACCGACCACGACGTTAGGCATGTAGATGTTCTTCTCGGTCCGCTCATTGTTGCCCGCAATGGCCGCCCCCATCGCGAGCAGGAGGACGCCGAGAGTTACGTCGCTCGGCGGTGTCCCGTCGAGGTCGTTGATGATGATGTAGCGGTAGATCTCATCGAGAGAAAGAGGGTTCGTGACCGACACGGACTAGGACAGGCCCTGGGACGTGATGGTCACGGTTACGCCACCTGGTAGATGACTACGTACCCCGAACCGCCGGGGCCGCCAGCACCACCGGCGGTGCCCGCACCACCACCACCACCACCACCACCGGTATTGGCCGCCGCCGTTGCGCCGAGGCCACCCTGGCCAGCGGTACCGTTGTTGCCGTTGCCGCCATTGGCCCCACCGCCACCGCCCCCGAGCGCGGTACCACCACCTCCGGTGCCACCGAGGGACGAACCACCAGGGCCACCGGAGGCCGAGGTCGGGCCACCACCACCACCGCCACCGGATCCGAACCGATTCATACCAGGACCACCGCGACCACCGGCCACATTGGTGGCGAATCCAGCCCCGCCTGATGTGCCTGCGGCGGGAGCGTTGATGTTGGTCGAGGGCGATTGGTTGTCTCCACCGATGCCCGAGGTCTTGCCACCCTGCGCAGTCACGGTCCCAGCTACCGGCCCGGTGATCGAGGTCGGATTGCCGTTGGTGGCCGAAGCTCCGCCAGCTCCAATGGTCACGGTCTGTGCTCCGGTCACATTGCCGAGGTCGTAGTCCTGGAGGACTTCACCACCACCACCACCGTTGCCGCCGGTTGAGGCAGAGCCGACCGCACCACCACCACCGCCGCCAATGATGAGAGCACGAAAGATGGCCCGCCCGGTGGTCGAAGGTGTCCAGGTGTTGGCCCCGACCGCGGTGAATACGACCGGGGCGGCCAGTTCGGTACCGGCGACCGCGGTGGTGACGAACGCCGTGGTGGCCAACTGGGTTGTATTGGTCCCGGCCGCCGCTGTGGGCGCCGCCGGAATACCGGTGAACGTAGGGTTGGCTAGCGGTGCGGCTCCGGTTATTTGGCCGACCGAATAGTCGCCCGAGGTCGCGGTGACGGCTCCGGTGCGGGTGAATACCGACGTGACCGGGGCTGCTGTTTGGTTTGCCTGGATGATCGAGATGACGTTGGCCGTGGCCACCAGAGTGGTGGCGTTCGATCCAGCGGCTGCCGTCACGTCGCCGGTCAGAGCCGCTCGAGCGACAGTGACTGCTCCGGTCGTCGGGGTGACGATAACCGTGCCGTTGGCCGCTGTGACCGAGGTGATTGCCCCCCCTCCAGCCGCCGCCCCGAGACTGATCCCGCCGACCTCGCCAGCGCCGAAACCCATTACGTCCTCTGGCAAAGGACAGCGACGTTGGCAGTCGAACTGGCCACGACGGCATAGAGCGAATCGTTCCCGACGACGTTGTACGGGACGGCCTCACCAGCCAAGAGCTCCTCCCCGGTCGAGGTGGTCACGGCCGACCCCCCGAGGTAGACGGTCACCGCACTCACGTTGCGGACCAGGATCGGGCGGGGGTCGTTCGGCGTGCCGGCCCAAAAGATCTGGCTGGCGGGGGCGACCGCCGGGTCAGGGGACACACCGCTGGTGGTCTGCCACAGGAGCGTGGCCGTGGTCCCCACCGCGACGATATCGGCTGTAGCTGCCATGACCGCGGACTTTACCTCAGTTTGCGCACCGAGGCACGGTTGCGCTCCTGCTCAGCCAATGCGGCGTTGCGGGCCTCTATGGCACGGAGGGCTCGATTCTCGGCCGTCCGCTTGGTGCGGAAGTCCTGGCGGCGCTGGCGTTCGGCGGCCTTCTTGGCGGCCTCGGCATAGGTCAACTCGCCCATAAAGCGGATCCGCAGCTGGCGATGGCACCAGGTGTCCCGCTTGGTGTCGATCCGAAACTCCCAATCCTCCAGGGGGCAATTGCGGGCCAGCCACTGCTCGATGTTCCGCCGGTCGCTGTAGATCAGGCGGTGGGTTTCCCGCTTGCCGCCCTTCCAATGCTCGCTGACGATGGCCCACTGGCCGAGGTGTTCTTCCTTGCGGCACAGGTCGAAGTGGGCCATCCAGGGCGACTTGCGCGGTGGCGGGCGGTAGCGGCCCGGCGGCGGGCGCTCAAAGCGCAGGTCGACCATGCCCTTGGGGCGTTTCGGCTCGGGTGGCCCATTGAGGTCGTTGGGCACCGTGTCACTCGGCACCGTTCTCATCCTCCAGCATCAGCCAGATCACCGTGGCGTCCTGTAGGGCGTCAGAGCGGTTGGTGATCCCGTTGGGCTTCGTGGCGATCCGAGCGTCGAGCAACTCGGCCACCGCTTCGGAGACTCGGAACGAGAGGGTCACCGCCGCCGGTCCCTGATTGGGGAACTGCTTGCGGGTGTAGCGCCGTCGTTCTGCTCCCATGAGCGGAGTGTATACACGGAGGGCCGAGCGCGCAAACACTACCAGTCGGCAGGGGTCGGCGGCGGCAGTAACGACTCGATGGGGGCGACCCCGGGGGTCGCTGCCTGGGCCTGAGCGTAAAGCTGGGAGAGGGCGGCGGGCGTGATCTCGTATGCAGGGTTGAGGGGATTGGGCACCGTCGAGTACCCCTTGAGGCTGGAGAAGTCCCCGGAGGAGAAGGCATTGTATGCGGCCGTCTTGGCCGTCTCGTACCGGGCGGCCTCGTCCCGGGCGGCGATCTGCTTGAGGTTGATCGGCGGGTTGACGAAGGGGATGTTCATGGCCGAGAGCATCTGCTTGATGGCCGCCGAGCGGTCAGTGTTCCACGTGGAACGTACCCCGCCGATGGCACTGAGGGCCTCGGTGGCGGCCCCGAGTTGAGGGACGAACTGGGAGAGGCCGGTGATGGCGTTGCCCTGGGGGCCAGCCTGCTCGGTGCCGTAGAAATCGTTGTACGTGACGCTCGGGTAGAGGGTGTTGGCCCCGAACACGGCCTCGGGGTTGACCATAGCGAATGGAGCGATGATGGCCGGGTTGAGGGCCTCCATGAAGCCGGTCAGGCTGGCGTAGTTGGCCACGTCACGGAACGGGTCGAGGGCTCGGATGTCCACCGCGTTGACGTTGCCCTGGGAGTCAGGGGAACCCAGCATGAAGAGAAGTTGGATTCGGATCGGGTAGGCCGCCGGCACCGCCTGGCTGGCGTTGAAAGCCATCTGGCTGAGCACCAGTGAGCGCCAGGGGTGGTCGAACGGGAAGGTCATCACGTAGCCCAAAATGTGCTTCTGCCAGCCGTAGAAGGGCATGATCGACTGGGCGATCTGGCGCTCGAAGGGGGACATCCGCCCGAGGTTGCCGAACACCTCGTTGACGTGGTGCATCCCCTCGACCAGCGCCCGATCACTGGAGAGGTCGAGAGTCTTGCCGGTGACCGCATCCTCAACCGACACCCGGGCCGAGCGGCGCTCGACCTTGGCGGCGGCGTCCATGTAGGCCACAGCGGACTGCAGGTCACGCACGTAGCGGGTGAAACGAAAGTTGAGGTCGGCCAGGGCACGGACGTAGTGGAAGGGCTTAGCGGCCCCCCGGGCGACCTTTTGGACCACCTCAATGTGCTCGTTGACCCCCATCTTGAGCAGATCCTTGCCACCCTCGGTCTGGAATAGGCGCACCACCGAGTCATCGAATCCCTCCTCGACGGCGTGCCGACCACCGACGATCTCAGGCAGGGTGCCGTCGCGCAGCGCCCGAGCGGCGTCCCCGAGCATGGTGGCGGCATACGGGGTCGAGCGCAGCGCGAGCATCATGGTCGCCCCGAAGAGGATGTGGGCGGTATAGCGCGGCGAGAGGCCGAGGATCGAGTACCGGAAGATCTTGTTGGACACCCCGAGGGCTTTCATCCCCCGGCCACGCTCGGCGTTGAGTTGCTTGAGGGCGTTGACGATGGGGGTGGGGAGGTACACCTCGTCCTTGCCCCAGCGGGGCAGCCGGAAGCCGAAGATGGCCTCGGGGTCGAACGCCGAGAGGCCCAGCTGCTTGACCGTGGTCGAGAGGTACTCATGGGGGAGGTTCCCGCCCGTCGCCCGGTCCTCAGGCCGGAAAACTTTATCTATGAAATCGTTAACCTGTGTCCTGGTCATTGTCATCGGTTTCAGGTAATGCTCTGCCAGGTCGATGGTGGCGTCACGCTGGAGGGCCTGGACCACGGCCTTGTTGATCCCGAGGGCGAAGTCGCCCTTTTGCGGGGTCAGATCCCATGCCCGGGCCTTGGCCATGTCGGGCTTGGGGATGCCGTGGCCGATAATCGGGGCCATCGAGTCCCGCCCGAGGCGGGTGTCGAGGTCAGTGGCGACGGGGATGTACTCGATCCGCATGCCGCGGGCGAGGAGGATCTGGAGCTCGGCCTTGGCTGACTTGGTGGCGTCCTTGACCGCCTGGCGGGCGTCGGCGGCCACCTCGGGGGTGATGGTCGGCTGCATAAAGATGTCGTTGAAGCGGGCGGTCATGTACTCGATCATGAGCTGAGGGTCGCGGCGGATGGCGGCGATCCGCTCGGTCCCCATCCCGGCCTCTTGCATCCGCCGCACGGTGGCCTCGATCATGGCCGCCGAGTGCTCATGGGCCATCAGGTGCTTCTCGTAGAGGACCGTGAAGGCGTCCCGGTACTCGTCCGAAGGATGGTCGGCCACGGCCTGGTGGAAGGCTTTGACGGTCTTGCCGAAGGCCAGGACGTGGGCCAGGGCCTCCCCCATGTCGTTCTTCTCGTCCTCGACCTTCTTGAGGAGCGCGGCCTTCTCGGCGTACTGCTTCTTGGTCAGTTTAAGCAGGTCACGGTCCCGCTCCAGCTTGGCCACCTTGGTCGCGTTGAGGAAGTCCCGCCGGGCACCGGCCACCGAGACGGTCACGTTGTGCTTGACCCGGGCGATCTCGCTCCGGACCTTGGGCATGATCTGGTCACGCAACACCTTGGCCGTCGCTCGTTGGGCTTCTCGCTCGCCGTCGTCCTCGATCATGCCAATCATCCACGTCAGGTGGTCGCTGTAGGTCTGCGTGCGGGCGGCAAAGGAGCCCCGGGCCTTGGTCAACTTGGCCTGATACCCCTCGTTGAGGGTGTCACGCTCGGCGGTCTGGCGCTCCTTGAGGCGGTCCATCAGCATGGAGCCGTACTCGCCCCGGGCGTTGCGCAGGCCCCGCTGGACGTCAGCCTCGCCGTGAATGGCCCGGTCGACGTCGTTGGCCTCTTGAATGTACCGCTGTGCCCACTGTTCCATCGAGTCGACGGTCTGTGCCAGGGCGGTCAGTTGGGGGTACTGGGCGGCCATCTCGGCGGCGTCGATGGACTTGGGACCCCATTTGGAGAGGCGCGACTTCATGGCCCGGGACAGGTGCAGGATCTGGTGGGGGTCGTGGTTCTTGCGGATCTGGTCGAGCACCTGGTCGGCCAGCCCCCCCTCCCCCACCACGGCCTGGACCTGGCGGGACTTGGAGATCCCGCGCGAGGTGTGGAAGCGGGTCGGCTTGGAGAGATCCTGGGTGGCGTTGCCGGTCACGTGGTCCTCGGCCACGGCCCGCCGGACCGCGATGAGTCGATCAGCGAACTGCTTGGTCCCAGCCACCAGCGCCTTGTCCAGAGCCGCCACAGCCTGGGCGTGGGGGGCCAGGCGGACCAACTGGTCCAGCGCCCCCTTGTGTGCGGTGTCCCGAGCCGCCTTGGCGGCCAGCACCGAGAGGGTAGAGCGGTCAGTGGCCGAGTAGGTGGCTGTGCGCCCGTCCAGCGTCTCGATGGGCCGCAGGTGCGAGTTGAAGATCGACTCCTCGGTGGCGAAGCGCAGAGGGCCGTTGAGGGACAGGTTGATGGCTTCCTTGACACGGGGGTCGGCGGCGGGATCGTCCATGATCTTGCGGATCATCGCCCCCTGGTCGAGGTTCCGGCTGGACAGCACCTCGCGGATCTGCGCCCGCTGCTCAAGACTGAGGTCACCGAGCGCACTGGAGAGGCCGTCCATCAGCCAGGCGTAGTCGGTCGAGCGCAACGAGCCGGCCAGGTTGTACGCCTCGCCCAGTGAGGACAGCGCGGGGCCGACGCCAGCCCCACCGGGACCGATCGAAGCCGCCATGTTCTTGATGACGTCGGACACGCTCAGGTTCTCGCTCAGCACACTCTCGGTGGTGACCCCGGTCTTGCCGGTCTTGATCCCACCGACCGCCTGGGCCAACCGGGTGGCCACCCCTTGGTCGGCACCGTGCGCCGCCAGCTTGGCCGCCAGATCACGCCCCGAGTCGCCCAGGAGCCCCCTGGCCCCAGCCTTCTCCAGCAACCCCCCCTCACCAGGCATGACGTCAAGCACCGAGATCAGGGGGTGCTCAAGCAGGGCATCGAGGCCCGAGTCACCGCCGAGAGTCGGGTCAGCTTCAAGCACGTCCCCGACGTCAGCCGCCCCGGGCAGATACGACAGGAGGGTGTGGGTCAGCCAGTTGCCGATGGTGCCCCCGAGGCCCTTGCCGTCGAGGGAACCGGGGTGGATCACCCCGTCGAAGGTGGCCTGGGTCGAGTCCCACAGTTGCTTCTCGAACGAGCCGGTGAAGATCCCGGCGATACCAGTGGCGATCTTGCCCGCGTCCGAGACAGTGTTGCCCAGCACGTTGGACGGGTTCGGGTTGTCGGTCGGGGCCGAGGTGACGTCGTTGGGGTTGTGGGCGGCCAGGATCTCCAGGTTGCGCTCGACCTGGGACATCGGGTACTCGCCGTTCTTGATGCGGGTGACATCGAGTTGGTAGACCGGCAGGTACGACGAGGCCGAGATGCCCTGTGACTGTGCCCAGGCCACCGCCTTGGACCAGTCTGAGTTGAACTCGTCCTCAGTCGAGCGGGGTGTTTCGGGCATGGGCTAGCTGCCCGCCGACACGCCAGCACTCGGGATGGTGCCCCCCTGGGCCAGCGCCGATGATGCCGTGGCGGCCGAAGCCCCCTTGGGGATGGTCACCTGCCCACCCTTGACCTGGAGGTCGGTAAGGGGTTCGAGCCCTTGAGTCGAGCCACCGTAGCCACCAGACTGCTCTAGGGCTTCGACCACCCCGGCGGGGATCGAACCAACCGAGGCGGTCGGGATCTCGCCGTAGTAGGAGAGGTTGGACGTGATGTGGCTGGCCAGCGCGGTCAGCCAGGCCGACTCGGGCGCGGTCGACACCTCCAGCTCGTTGGCCTGCCCATAAGCGGCCAGGGCTTTGGTGATCGGGCCAGCGGACGCGGCGTACTGCTTGCCATACGCCTGCTCGGCGGCGGTCACCGGAGCGGCCCCGGCGGTGCCCGCGTTGACCTGTGACTGGAGCCAACCCTGGCCCGCCCCGCCGATGGAACTGGTCCCGACCTCAGCGAGAGCCTGGTTGACCGCAGAGTTCTCGGCGGCGGGTCCGGTCGACCCCGAGACGGCGGCGATGGTCGGGGTTAGGGCGGACTCGTACTCCTTGATGACCCCCTCGGACAGCTTGGACCACGGCCCACCAGCGATCTCGGATTCGATCTGCTTGGTTTCCTTCGCCTGGTCCTTGGCCGAACTGGCCGACTTGGCCGACTTGGGATCGGCCGCGGCAGCGTCGACCTGCTTGACCGTGCCCGGCGAGAAGTCCGGGGCCGAGTCGGGCGACACCACATAGGACTTGATCTGGTCGGCCTTCTGCTTGGGCGAGAGCTTCTGCCACTGCTCAGCCGAGTAGCCGTAGAACTGCTCAGCTCCCTCGCGCAACGACGCCTGGGACGGGGCCACACCGGCGTCGTTAGACATGGTGGCAGCGACCTGGCTCAACGACATGTTGATGCCCGCGCTGTTCACCTCGCTCTCGTACTTCTCGGCGGCCTGGTGCGCGCCATCCACGCTGGTGCCCAGTTGCTTGGCCAGCTTGTCCCAATCAATCGAGGTGTCGGTCACGTCACCCTCCCTGTCCGAAGTTGGCCCCGAGGCCGCCGATCAATGACGCCTGGGAACCGAGCGCCGAGAGCTGCTGAGCTCCTTCCCCCTGGGCGCTAGTGATGGCGTTGAGGAACTGTTCGGGCTGGCCTGAGACGCCGAGCTGCTGCATCCCGAAACCGAGTTGGGCCGCCGCCTGCTGGGCGGTCAGCCCCTGGCTCTTGGCCGCCAAGCCCAGTTGGGCCTCTTGGCTCGCTGTCTGCTGCTGCTGGCCCGCGTAGCCGACCTCTTCGGACTGTTGGCCGAGGGCGGCCAACTGCTGGGCACGGAAGATGTCAGCCTTCTGCCACCCGTACTCGGACGCCTGGGTCTGTTGGGCCTGGCCGTGGCCGGTGGTGTTGAGGGTGCCCGCGCCCGCGCCACTGCTCGACATCTGCTCCAGCGTGTTGGTGTTTTGAAGGGCCGCTTCTTGGAGCTGCTCGGGGTACTGGGTGGACGACACCCCGTAGGACTGTTGCTCAATGGCCTGCTGGGCCGCGTTGGTGGCCGCCGATTCGCCCAGGGCACCGGCCTGCAGGCCCAGCCCCTGCTCGCCCAGGAGGGCACCGGCCATGTCGAATCCGGCCGAGTTGGTCAGTTCGGCCCCCTGGACCGCCATGCCCGCCGAGTCGAGGCCGAGCTGCTGGGAGCCAAGGGCCGACGACAGGCCGTAGCCCGCGATGGTGGCGTCGTAGCCACCGGCCAGATCCCCAGCCACTTGGTTCTGCCACGACGGGCTGGCCTGGAGGCCCGCTGCCGCGGTGGTCCCCGGCGCGACCGGTTGCTGCAAGCTGCCTGCGCTGCCGCCCCCGACCTGTGGCATTACCAGCCGTCCGAACTGTCCGTATACGCGTAGACGGGCCACTGGGGATTGCCCGAAGTGAACTGGTCCCCTTGGTCAGTAAAGCGACTCGTCTTGTTGAACATGTTGATGAGCTGCATCGAGTACATGCCCATCGCCTCCTGCCACAGCGGGTCGCGGTCCCGGCGCTTGGCCTTGGCCACGGCGTACTCGTAGCAGATGTCCTCATACCCCGGGGTCAGGTCGAGCAGGTCGGTGTCGTTGACCGCCACCTGGGCCTGGCGGTAGTAGTAGAGGGTCAGGGTGCCGGTGGCTGCGATGACCGGGTAGGTGGCGAAGTACCACTGGCCGCCGGGGACACCGGTGTCATTCCAGAGGTAGAACGCCCGAGGGTAGGCGGCGGGCAGTTGGTGCAGGATGCCCCATATCTCGTCCATCGTCTTGATGCCGTGGTACTCAAGGTTGTAGGTCTGATCCGAGTTGTCGATCGAATAATCAAGCCGGTGCACGCCGAGGAAGTCAGCCGGGACCATGTAGCTCTGCTGGCCCGCCACGGCGGGGATGGACGCCTGCATCCAGAGGCACTGGGCCTGCCGGCTGATGTCCTGCGCCCCCTGGTTGAGCCAGTTGTTGAGCATGCTGTCGGTCCAAAACGCCGCCGCGTCCTCGTCAATGAGACTCCGCACCTCAGTGCGGGCGGCGGCGAGGGTGGTGGTCACGGTGTCATCGTACCCCTCTAGGCCCCGACGATCCGGTAGTTGATCGTGCACGGGACGGCGTTGAGCAGCGACCCGCTGAGCTTGGCCACGAACTGGAGGGCGGTCAGGCTCGATCCAGACGGGTCAAAGGCCACCGAGTCGCTCTGGCTGGCGTCCCCGGGGAAGGCGACCACGCTGTAGCCGTAGGAGAACCCGGTGATGGCCAAGGTCACGAAGCCGAAGGTGGCGGTGGCCGTGCGAGAGCGCATGGCGTCGGTGAGGCGGGTGCCCGCAGGCGGGGCGGTCCCCACCTGGTAGTCGGTGGAGAGGTTGCCGGTGGTGGCGAGTTCGGCGTCGATGGTGACGATCTGCGCCTCGATGGCCGCCACGTCGGTCGAGAGGGTCGAGATGTCCGCGTTGATCGTGGTGATGTCGTTCTCGATGACCACGATGGCCGCCGCGTTCCCGCTGACCGAGCCGAGGGTGATCTTCGCCCAGTTCTCGATGGTCCGCGCGTCGGTCCCGTAGGAGTCGGCGGTCGGGCCGGCCGGGTTGGCCTTGTTGGGGATGAAGAGGGTGTTGCCAGCCCCGACGATGTTGGCCTTGGCCATCAGTTCGCGCTCGCCATCGACGCCACGATGTTGTAACCGATATCGAGCGAGTGCAGGATCGGGGCCGAACCGGTGCTGTCACCGTTGATGGTGATCACGATGTCTTGTAGGCCGAGTGCCCCGATTCCGAAGTTGAAACGGAAAGTGGTCGGGTTCGGTCCGATGGTGGTGTCCGTGGTCTGCGATTCCGTCCCGACCGTCACGGTGGCGGTGGCAGTCGATCCATCGGGATTGGACAGGCGCACGATCACCTGGCGGACGTCGACCACCCGGTCGGCGGTAGGGACGACGTGGATGGGGAGCGACTGCCATTGCCAGTGGGTCGTCGGCACGGTGTTGTCGAACTTGTTGTACCACTGCCTGGTGCTGGCCGAAGTCTGGCTGAGGACCAGCGGGGCGGCGTACATCTCGTTGCCCGACCGGCCCTGTTTGAACCAGTAGAAGGTCAGCGGGAATAGTTCGGTGGAGGTCTGAGACTGGTTGGGGTAGAGGATCCACCACCCCCCGGTGTCGGGGTTGTAGAGGTAGTTGTTCGAGAACAGAATCCAGTCCTGCCAACGCTCGACCAGGAAGCCGTAGCCGGTGTCGGACACCACACCGCCGGTTGCTTGGGCGTTGAAGAAATCGTCGTCAAGCTGGGGGCTGATCTTTTGCGCAACGTTGCCGCCGTTCCATGACCACGCCCCCTCGTTTTGCGAGCAGTAGATAAGGCCAACGGTGGTCGAGCAGGCCAGACCCGAGAATCCCCCGGTCGACTGGACGCTCGGCAACGGGATGATGGACGACGGCGCGGCGATGTCGCCGTTGAGGACGACCGCCCCGCCGTAGTTCTTGATGAAGATCGCCTCCCCCACCGAGGTCGATCCCCATGCGCCGTAGCCGAAGGGGGACTCGGCGGCCAAGATGGTGTCGTTGGGGATATCGGCCCCGAAGTTGATCGGGTAGTCGTAGGACTGGGGCGGGTCGGTGTAGCCGATGTTCTCATTCGACACCACCCCTCCCCCAACCGGCCAGGTGGCCCCCTGGGGCTGCATGACCAGCACCCGGTTCCCGTAGCAGTAGATCGGGCCGGCAACGCCAGAGGAGCCCACGACCACGATGTCAGCGGGGGCGAAGGCGGACGGGTTGCCCGGGTTCGGGTAGACGTAGATGTGCCCATCGCCCCCATGCGAGTCGGTGGCTACCGCCCCTGGCCACACCAGGACCGGGGTCGGAAGAATGTAGCCCGACACCCCTTCGACCGGCTGGAGGGACATGCGGGTCCAGGAGGGGAACTCGGCCCCGAAGAACCCCGGGGTGGTGGTATTGGTGATGTTGAGGATGGAGTTGACCGTGTTGGTTTCAGCAATGACCGAATCGACCAGGTAGTAGTGGTTGGTGCCATTGTCGGCTTCGAGCATGATGACGAGCTCGGTGTCGCCGTTGGACAGGATCGGGTTGACGGCGAAGCCGGTCACGTAGAGGTGGGTCGATCCGCCTGGGAAACTAGTGCCGTAACTCTCCTGCTGGGCCAGCGCGGGCAGTGGGCCAAGCGCCCCGCCGATGATGGAGGCGCAGGCGAAGGTGAACCCAGCGTTGGCCGCCCCGATGGGAGCCGAGATGATCGGCTCGGCGGTCGAGACATAGGACGAGTCGAAGATGCCCGGCGAGAAGTCGTCAATGTGGACCCACGATTGGACCCGGGCGGTGTTGTCGTCGGCCGCCTGGATGATGGCGTTGGTCATGCGGTCCTCGCTGCCAGGATGGCGGCCAGGGTGTCACGCTTGGCCCGGTAGCTCTCACAGAGGGACTGATCGAGGGTCACGACCTCGCGCAGCGCCCGGCAGCGCATCTCGCACTCGCGGTTCATGGCAGCGATGGACAGATCCTCATAGGGCAACTTCTGCCACTCGGTCCAGAACGACCGCTGGTAGGAACCCTCACTGACCCCGACCTCTTCGATCTGGCGGGACAGGGCCTCGGTGGTGCGCTGGAGGAGGGTCATCAACTCCTCGATCGGCATGGTGCCCCAGTTGGGCGGGGCCTCGGGCACCGCTAGATCCGAGTCTGCGGCCCCGTGTCAGCCGACGCACCGCCACCGGCCAGGACGGCGGCCAACTGATCGCCCGACTCGGTTAAGTCCGGCTCGCGGTCCCCGCCCAGGCGGTCGTGGATGAGCTGGCGCATCGACTCCAACTCGGCCCGCATGTCCTCGTTCTCGCTCTGGAGTTTGTCGGTCAGGCGGCGCATGTCCGAGTTCTCCTTGCCGGGCTCGGGGGCGTTGGGAACCGGGAAGGCCACCATGTCGGGCTGCTGGACCGGGAAGATTACCGGATCCCCCTCCATCGTGGTCACTTCCATCTTGGGGGCGTAGTCGACCAGCAGGTCGATCTTGTTGATGCCCGGGTAGTTGATCGGATCCTCGAACACGCCGTAGAGGCCGCACAGCCTCGTCAACTCCTCATGGCGGGTCACGCAGATGCCCCGCTGGCCGTCCTCGGTGTTGTACTTGACCACCTCGTTCTCCATCGAACGGGGGTCGCCCATCCGCATGGCGACGGCGGGGAAGGGGACATACCCCGTTTCCTGGGGCCGGATCGGGTAGCGGCGGCGGTCCCAGCGGAACTCCCAGGTCACGTCGTCGGTGTTCTTGACCGCCAGGATGTCGTGTTCGAGCAGGAACGGGCGGTCAGCCTTGCGAGCCTTGTGGCGGTCCTCGGGCTGGGAGACGACTCCGCGCGAGCGCATCGGGATTACCGTCACCCCGCGCGAGCGGGGGGGGGCCGGGTCCATTGCGGGGGCGGGGATGGGCATTCGTTCTTCTCCTTAGCCGGGGATGAGGATCAGGGTACCAGCGGCACCGACAAGACCGACGACTCCACCGCCCGCACCAGCGGCCCCGCCAGCGCCACCGGCCACCGAGAGGGACGGGGCGTTCGATGTCAGGGCCGAGGTGTTGGCCGAGACGGCGTAAGGCTCGACTGAGGCCGACACGATGATGATGCACCCGCCGCCGCCGCCGCCGCCGCCCGAAGGGGTGCCGGTCGCGTTGGCTGCCCCACCCGCGCCGCCGATGCACTGGATGGTCCCGGTGCCGACCAGGGTCTTGGCCGCGATCACGATGATGCCCGCGCCACCGCCGCCCGCGCCCGAGAGGTTGGTTGAGTCGCCGCCGCCGCCGCCGCCGCCCGCGCCGCCTTGAAGCAGGGCGTAGGCAGTCGTGCCGAGGACGCGAGCCTGCAACGCCAGCGTGGAGGTGTACGGACCTTGGACCGTGGCGAGGGGCGCGGTGACCGTGCCACCGGCCGCCCCTGCGTTGGGGCCAGAGACGTTGGAGCCACCGGCTCCGCCAGCCCCGCCGAGGCCGTTGGTCCCGGACGACGACCCGGCGCTCCCGGTAGTGGTCGACCCCGCCGCACCGGCCGCACCGACCGTGGTGTTCGAGATCGTGCCCGAGTACGACAGAGCAGCGCCGGCAGCGTTGGCCACCCCGGCGTTCCCGTTCGAGTTGATGGCGCCGTTGACGGTCAAGAGGCCAGCGCAGAAGATGCGGAAGCCCGAGGGCTTGATGGTCGTCCCAACCGGGATGATCGACCCACCGGCCAGATAGATGTCCCGGGTCATGGTGTAGACCCCACTCGACAGTGTGGCCCCGGCCACCGTGGTCGAGCCGGTCGAGATGAAGTTGCACTGGCCGTCAGCGCCGTCGCCGTACTGGCTCAGCGTCGAGCGGTACAGCGCGTGCTCGAAGATGTGCAGCAGGTTGTCGTCGGTGGTGATGTCGAGGGTGGTCGGGTTCGACCCGCCATCCGCGATGATGTTGCGCCAGATTTCCCCGAGCGTGATGGCGGTCGGGTTGCCTTGAATCTCAGACGGCATCTCTTACCTCTCGCTTACGGGATGTTGACGTTGACCCAGCACAGCTTCGGGCCGGTCGACACGGTGACCGCCTGCATGGCGACCCCGACACACGTGCCGTAGGTGCGGGTCGTGCCACCACTGTCCGAGCACTGTCCGGTGTGGAGGGAGGTGGTCGAGGGGATGATGGTGTGCCCGATGGTCGTGGTGTTGTCCACCAGCACCTGCATCAGCCCACGCTTGCCGACCATCGCCTGCATCGACGGGCCGACGCCCGAGACGGTGTTAGGCACGGCGTAGGCCGGGGCACCGAGCGATCCGACCCCGAGCAGGATGCCCGCGAGGTAGATGGTCGATGACACCGGGGCCAGATCGACATCAGCGACCGACCAGTTGTACGGGAAGGTCGGGTTCCCCGAGTTGCCCGAGTCCCCCCCCTGGTTGGCCGATGCGCCATAGCCCAGCGGCGGGTACGACCCGACGCCCGCGGTGTTGAAGGTCAAGAGGGCACCGGGCACCCATGCGCCCGCCCCGGCGGCGGTCGGGAACACGATGGCTCCAGCCGAGGCCGGGTCGATGCCGAACGGCTCCCACAGCGCCTGGTATTCAGGCTGCTGGTTGAGGTTGCCGAGGGCGTTGTAACTGTTGGTCAGGGGCACGGATTCTCCTTACGCCGTGAGGGCAGTGAACTTGCAGTTCAGCTGGGGGTTGGTGCAGATGATGTTCCCGGCGACGTAGACCAGCGACGTGATGACGAACTGGTTGGTCGGCTGCTGGAACGGATGCACCACGAAGTCACCGTTCTGGTTGATGACCAGTTCCCAGTAGTCGTCGTTGACGAAGAACAGGAGGCCCTCGATGCCGATCGGGTTGATGTGCTCGTCCACGATCCAGGGCTGGTTTCGATACCAGCCACCCGAGAAGCCGCCGCTGGCAAAGGTCTGGTCCACCACAGCGGTCGGCTGGGTGTACTGGACCTGGGCCTGGAGGAGGTTCTCGTAGCGGGTCAGGTTCGAGCGGGTGGACACGGACAGCTTGGGGGCGCGGGCACCCTTGGTCCCGAGATCCCACAGCGAGTTCATGGAGGACATCCCCAGCGTCGTGGTGGACGAGTCCACCTGGGCGTTGAGGAACGGGTACGACGACCGGGAGAGGCCACCGTAAGTCGGGGAGATGGTGCCGTTGTCGATGACCTCGTAGACGCCATCGAACGCCTTGTAGTTGGACCCGTCCGACCAGACCCCGTAGGCCAGCTTGTCGCGCAAGTCCATCTTGGCGTTCTCGCACTGCTCGACCACGTAGTTGGCCACGGCGTACTCACTGTCAGCCCGGATCAACGAACGCTGGTCGATGGTGACGTTGGTGTAGTACTCCTTCCAATCCCAGGACCCCGAGATCTCCGTGTCGGACGGCTCGACGTTGAGCACCTCGGGGCCGTAGAAGGCCCCGCCGGTCGACCACGGCTGGTAGATGAACCGGGACTCGATATGGAGTCCTCCCCGGCGCACCACCTTGTTCTTTTTCCAGAGCCGCCACGTAAAGGGCGAACCCAGGTAGTACACATCGGTCGCCTCCTCTCGCAGAATCCTCCGAGAGATCGACGTGATTGTGTCTACCCCGCTGGGTGTGACCATCGGTTAGCTTCCTTCCCTTTCAGCGTTCATGCCGGCCATCAGTTGGCTGATCAAACTCTGGCGTGACGACTCATCAATCCGCCCGTCCTCACGCGTGGTGATGGGGGCAGCCCGGGGCGCGTCGCCACCGGGCGAGGCCGCCGACGACAGGGCGGTCAGTGACCGCTTGCGCTCGGTCGATGCGGGCGAAGTGCCAGACGGCAGCGCCGTGACGGGGGCCGGTGCGGGAGCGCCCAGCACCTTGGCCAAGAGGGCGTCGTCGGAGCGCAGGACGAACTCAAGCGAACGGTTCATGGCCTCTTCGATGTTGTTGCCCGTCGTCGGCAAGAACGCCTCGGGCAACTTCTGCGCCGCGGCACGCTGGGCCACCGCTTGCATCTCGATCGGGGTCAGCTTGTCGCCGTAGCGGGCGGCGAAGGCGGCAGTCGCCGTGCGGGCGGCAGCCATGTTCCGCTCCTGCGCGGTGGCCTGATTCTGGACCTGCGTCGCTTGTGATTGTTCGAACAAGAGCCGCTGCGTCTCCTGCTGCTCGTTCCACAGTTGGGCTTCGAACGAGTCGGGGTCCACGTGCTCTGGCAGGGGCTTGGCGGCGAATGACGGGCGCTCAACCGGCGCTGGCGGGGCAACCGGCGGCGCGGCGGCGGGAACACCGAGGTATGCCTGGCGCACGGCCAGGGCACGCTCGGGATCGGCCAGGGCCTGGCGGATGGCAGCCAGCTCTTGGCGCTCCAGGTCGGTCATCCCGTCGTCGGGGACGGCAGGAACCCCGGCCTCGACTGTGGGGACGGCAGGAAGTGTGGCTACCGGCTCATCCACCACAGGCGCGGCCACTGGGGCTTGCACCACTCCACCCTCGGATGCCGGTGGCTCCCCCGAGGTATCGACAGGCGCAGGCGGGGCGGTGATGGGTGCCGCGCCACCGGGCTCACCAAGCGGCGGCCGGTCACGCAGAACTTGGGCGAGGGCACCGTCGAGCGCAGCGGGATCGAACGGCGTCTCGTTGTCCTCTAGGCCCGTCCCCCCGAACAGCTCACCAATCGAACTCACGACGCGTCATCCGCGCCGACAGCGGCCAGTTGACGGAGCGAGTCGGCGTCCATGCCGCCGCTTCCGCCGCCGGGACCCGAACTGAGGCCACCCGACGCCGCCGCGCTCGGGCCTTGGGGACTCGCGCCTTGAAGGCCAGCGAGTCCACCCATGAGGCCACCGCCGCCTGCAGCAGGAGGTGCACCACCTGGAGCAGCACCGCTCGGAGCAGGCGGTTGACCCGGCTGGCCACCGACCTTGAGCTTGCCGTGGATGAGGTCGAGGACATCGGTCTGGAGCTTCATCAGTTCGCCCGCGGCCTGGGTGGCGTCGGGTGCCTTCATGGTGTCGGTGATGGCACTGAGGACGTTGCCCAGCCCCTCAGCTACCGACGCCGGCCCTGATGATTTGCTCGTCGCCATCTCTAGAGGTCGGGGTTGTCCCGGACTTCTGGAATCTTGCCCATCACCATCGGGTCAGCACCCCATGCGGTCGTTTCGGTCTGACCTTGCCGCATGATGTTGGCCTTGCCCTTGGGCTGGGGGCCGTAGTTCGGGCCTACCTGGTTTCCACCATCTGCCATTTTCGGACCTCCTGGTCTGGCGCGGATAGTACACGCGGTACACGATCATTGCACGCGGACGCGGAAATGCCCGCCCTACGCAACAAACCCGGGCGGCCATTTCCAGTAACGGAAGGGGGGAGTTACCGACCCTTCCGTCCGTGCTTACGGTGGCCCTTACGACCACGTGCGCGTGCACCCATGCTGTCACCTCCTCTCGATGAGGAGCGGGGTTTCCGCTTGGAATCCCGCTGCTGGCGAAGTGCGGCGGCGACAGACTGAGACTGGCTGTGGCCAGCGTCCATCATCTCGGAAATGTTAGAACTGACGGTTTTGCGACTGGTGCCCTTCGACAGCGGCACGGCCGTCTAGCCCTGCCTACCGTCGTAGTGGTTGTCCGGGTCCATGACCCCGACATCGCCCTGTGGACCGCAGAAGAACTCGTCGGGGTTCAGCGACGCGTTGCGGGTGACCCGCCCCATGTCGTCGGACCCCTCCCCGATCAGTGCGCCCCGGCCCGTCGAGAGGATGGACCCACGGCCCTCGGTGGACATTTCGTGGGATATCGAAGTTCCGTTGACAGCGTGGTCCATGTTCTGACTCTACCCCCTACGCCGCCGGCTGGCGCTGCCCGTTGCGCCAGGTCGACCACCGCGGGCCCGAGCGTGCCCAAAAGGCGTCGATCAGGACCAGGACGGCGATGATGATGAAGATGACCCCGAGCACCTTGGGGCTGATGGTGGCCCAGCCACCTGTGACCAGGCCCCACAGGAAGAATCCAACGGCGACGGCGACGGCACTCAGTGGTCCCATGTCGCAGAGGTTACACCCAACGGCGGATGGCGACCAGTGCCGCCACCGCGGCCCCGTAGACGAATCCAACTGCCCCGACTGCCCCGATCACGATGTACTTAGTGCGCATGGCCCGTACCTGGTCCCTTCGGTTGTCCCTTCCCACCCCCGCTCATGGCGGCGAGGATGGCCTGTTTCTGGCGCTCGGCGTCGTTGCGCTTCTTGACCGACTGCCAGTGCGAGACGCGGTACGCCTGGAGGACGTACTGCTCGTCCACCACCCCCATCTCGAAGAGTTGGTTGGCCTCTGCGATCCGCGCCGCGCGGCTGGTCGGCTTGGACGACCCGGCGTTGACCAGGAGGGAGAATCGCATAGGCGAAGGGCCATCGGGACCAGGCGTGTAGAAGTGGTTGGCGCTGAGCTTGACCGAATCCATCTCGCCCTCGGGGCCGACGATGGCGACAGTGCGTGGCACGTCGTAGTTGATGATGATGAGGTTGATGACCAGCTCGAACGCCTTGCGCAGGGAGAGCTCCAAGTTGCGCTGGGCCGAGCGGATGCGGATGAAACCGGCCTCTTGGGTGGCCGACACCTGCTTGTCGGTGGCCCGGCCCGAGGGGATCTCGCCCCGCTGCCCGCCCTGGAGTCCGGCGATCCGCTCGATCTCGTCACGCCAAAAGCCCATGAACTCCATCAGGAGATTGGGCAGACTCGGAGGGTTGAGCCACGACGGCTTGGCGTTCTGCGCGTTGGGGCCGCCGTCGACATCGTAGATGCGACCCGGGCGGTTGATGAACGTCGAGCGGTCCATCCCTGAGTTCTTGACGCCGACGAAGATCGGGTTCCCGGTGTACTCGATGTTGTTCTGCGTCAGCGCCAGCAGCCGGTTGAGGGCCACCTGGCACGGCCCGATATCACGGACCAGCGGGTCGCCCCACAACTCGCCCGTCTCGACGTCGACGTAGCGGACGTAGGGGTGGCGGTTGGAGTGAAACAGGTTGGACGCCAACTCGTCCAAGAGGATGCGGCCGCCCGAGTAGACGATGACCCGCCACTCGGTGACCACCACGTCCTCAGGTGGCATGGTCGGATCGGCTGGCTGGATGTGCTCGACGTAGTTCTCTTTCAGCCAGCACTCGTACACGTTGACCGCCCGGAACGGCTGCTCGCCGTAGGGCTGCTGGGTGCCGCCCGGAGGCCCCCAGGTGGTCGGGCCACCACCGGCATCGACAGGGATCAGCACTCCTTGCTTGGGCACGTTCTGCTCTTGGGACGGCGAGATGTGGTCCTTACTCACGTCCCCTGAGATCAGGGCGGCGGCCACCTTGGACTTGGACACCTGGGGGAAGCGGCGCTCGATCTCGCTCGGGGTCATGGTGTGGACCTCGGTGATGTACTCGGCGTCCTCTAGAGACTCGGCGTAAGGGTCGATGTAGATGCACCACGGCGAGGTGGACTTCATCACCACGTTGCCGAGGCCGCCTTCGAGCCCCTGGTCCCACCCGACCTTGAGGAATCCGACCCCGTACATGGCGCTGTTCCACAGCATCTTGACGATCTCGGCGTACCACTGGTCGGTCTGGTACACGCTGTTGACCAGGCACTCAAGCTGCTCGGCCAGCATGTCTTGGACGGCGAAGTACGGCGAGAAGGGGTCGGCGGCGGGGGTCACGGAGCAGGAGATCTCCTGGTCAGTCATCCACCCGATGCGCGAGTCGATGGTCGGGAAGATCTCGTTCGCCCTGATGCCCTCGGCGGCGGGAAGGGCCGACGATGCCCGGTTCTTGGTCAGGCGGTAGTTCCGCTTCCACTCGTTGAGCATGTTGCCCTTGGCCTGCTTGGCCAGGGTGTATATCTGCGTCAGCTGGTTGACGAACGCCCACTCGTCATAGGCGGGCGGCCGGGTGACCTCGACCATCGTCATGAGCGCCTCACCACGTGGTAGTACTTGCAGACGATTTCAACCTCAAGAGCGGTACGCGGCCTCGCCAATGCGTCATAGGTCCACACGTCATAGAGCAAGAGTTTGGTGTGCTTTCCGGTGACGACCTTCTCCACTCGATTGGCGAGGTACGTCATGCCCATCGCCTCCACCGAATAGCGATACTCGGAACTCATCGTTACTGCTTCGCGCCAAAGAGCTAGGTCATTTTCAGTCCGCCACTCCTCGGCCTCGGCGTCACTCACGATGCAGACTCTAAACAGAAATACCGAGTCCAGCCCTTGAACGTGCCATCGACCTCGGTTTTGGCTCCGTGGTCATCCATGTGCCTGTGACAGGAATCGCAGATCGGTTGGCCATCCACGATGACGAACACGGCGTCCTTGGTCTTAGACATGCTCCTTCTCCCAGTTCGCCTTCACGGTCGGTTCGAGATCCTCGGCGCGGACATCGGTCGAGTAGCCGTGCAGCTCGGCCAGCCCCTCCATGTCGCGGGCGTCGACGGTATCGAGCACGACGTCCATGCCCAACTCCTCGGACTCGCGCTCTTGGCCGGCGTGGAGCAGGGAGCGGAACTGGGCGTCGTTCTCGACGTACTGGCCGACGACGGGATCCCAGCGCCCCTGGTGCTTGAGGCTGGCCTTGTTGACCGAGAACGAGCGCAACCGCTTGGCCCGGTTGCCACATTCGAGGTCAACGATCGAGTCGGCGCAGACCTCGGACTCGATGATGCCGTGGCGGGGGCACACGTAGGCGTAGTTCATCGGTCAGAGCCAGTCATCAATCTCACCCGCCAGAGCGTAGACCGGGAGGAGGTCACGGTCCATGCCCGCGCCGGGCAGGACTTCAACCGGCGTCCCGGCCCCGGCGAAGGTCAGGCGGGCGGCGTTGGGCGTCTGCTCCCCGCGCTGGTCCGTCCCCATCACCGCGTTCATGTCCAGGCTGGACCACTCGGTCACGCACGTCATGACCGCGATCCCGAGCGACATCACGCAGTCGTCGTGCCCGCTGCGTCGCGCCGGGCCGAAGGTGCCGTCCCCGAGCGACGTGTACTGGGTCATCTCGTAGCGGGTGGTCGGGTGGTGGATGATGATGTCGTGGCGCTTGAGCACCCCCTGGAGGGTGGCGAGCATCCACTGCTTCGTCTCATAGGTGGTGTTCCACCCGAGGACCGCACCCGAGCGCCGCACCTTGTCGGGCCGCCGGTCGGTCCAGATGTTGGTGTACCCCGCCTCGCGCCACACTTCGAGCACCCGGCGGCCACCACCTTGGATCTCGGTGTTGACCAGGGCGTTGTGGTACCAGTACGCCCCACCCAGTGCGATCTCGCCAATAGTGGCGGGGTCGGCCGAGCCGTGCCAGACGGCCACCTGCTCCATCGTGGCCCGGTTGAGGACTTGGATACAGGCCGGATCGCCCTCGACCGTCTTGGTCGGGTCGACCACCACGGCATACTTCTGACGACCCCGCGGGTCAGGGGTCCGGTAGATGGTCCAGTGCCCGTTGGGGTTCTCGGTGAAGCGGACCTTGCCGTTGTCGTTGTAGAGGAGGCCGCGGTCGAACCCGACGTTGGGCTTGTAGCAGATCTCCAGGTCGATGAGGGGGAACACGTTCGAGCCCGTCGAGAGGAAGGCTTCCTCGGGCGTGCAGGGGTACTCCTCATGGAACCCGTCGATCCCCTTGGGCGAGGCGTTGATCTTGCGCCGCCGCCACGCCATCTTGGCCAGCACCCGGTCCGGGGCCACCCCCTCGTTGAGCAAGAAGGCCAGGACATCGCGCTCGTCGCCGTAGCGCCCCTCGTCCTCTAGCATCTCGTAGGTCAAGTGGTGGGCGGGGATCTCGTACTCGTCGTGGCAGAACCACGGGAAGAACATGGCGACGAACTCGCTCTCGCCCTCGGGGTCGGTCGCCGCCTGCCACTCGTCGTGGAAATACCCGCCGACGCCATCGGCGGTCGACTCATGGATCCAGATCGTGCCGTGGTCATAGGGGATGGCCTCGCCCAGCCCCGGGATGATGGTGTCGGCGGTGTCCCCCCAGCGCGACACTTCCGAGCAGTGGGCCGCCTGGATGGTCTTACCGCGCCCCACTTCGTCCTTGGTCGCCGTGGCCACGCGCACCGTCGACTCGATGGGGGCATTGAACACCAACTCCTCCTTGGTGTCGTACTTGGTGCTGAACAGGTCGTGGAACGGGCCGAGGGTCCAGTACCGCTTGGTCATCTCGAAGAGGTAGGAGGAGTCGTCCTTCTCCTTGGACAGCACCAGCGAGTACGACCCGGGGTGGATGAACGCCCACAGGAACAGGATGGCCTCGGTCACCGTCGAGATCCCGAGCTGGCGGCCCTTGAGGACGATGATCCGCACCGGCAGCCCGGCGTTGTACTGGCGCTCGACCTCGGCCACGAACGCGCGCTGAGCCCATGCGAAGGGATCATCGCGCCGAAGCTTGATCCTCTTGGCTTGCTTGGTCTGGATGCTCAACTGTTCGAGCATCGGCCACAGTACAAGATTAGGCATCGTCCTCGTCCGCTCCATCGCTGCGCGCCCCGACGCCGACTACGAACCGCCCCGGCGGGGTGGCCTTGCTCGGTGACTCTCGGATCCCCTTCATGTGGTCCATCAGATCATCAATCGCCTCGCGTGTCCCCTCGGACGGACGCTTGCCCGCGGCAGCGATCTGGCGACCGAGCACCGCGCCGGCCACCCGGTTGGCGTCAGCCACCGAGCCGTGGTCGATGATCTGGCCGGCCCGCTTGAGGGTCCGCCACTGGAGGTGTTCGAGATACTCGGCCTGGTCCGCGGTGCCGTACTCGGCCACCAGCACCTCGCGCCGCATCTCCTTGCACAGGTCGGGGGGTAGGGAGAACACCTCGGACACGACCTCTGAGGGGACGCCGTGTTCGAGCGAGCGCCGCACCAGCGCCTCGTAGGCGGCGATGTCCATCAGTCCCAGCCCATCGTGACCTCGATGGTCACCGGCTCACCGCGCAGGTGGTGCAGGCCGAGCCCCATGTCGGCCGCTTCGCTCGGGACGTGGAACACGACCGACACCGAGCCATTGGCTAGGCCCGATACCTTGAACAAGTGCGCCGGGATCTTGGTCTGGTCGGGATCCCCCTCGCCCGGTGGCCGGTTGACGGCAGCGATCAGGAGGTCATGGAACCTGGACCCTGTGGATCCGCTATCACCCTCAGCCGGGCGTTGCGCAGTTGACTCGACAAGACGTCGCGCTCCGTGTTCAATTGCCTCAGTTCTTCCGCCTCCGATTCCTCCCGCTCGAAGATCGCCTGGATCCCGGTCGGTAGCGGCATCTCCGTGTCGCTGTCGTAGTTCGGTGGCCGCAGCTGTTCGATCAGGAGCTGCTCGTCGGGCGGACCGCTCGTCGTCTGCTGGCGGCCCTGGAGGATCGAGAGGACCAGATCCTTCGTCTCCTTCTGGCTCTCCCGCTGCATCCTCTCCATCGTCGTCATCACCGTCGTCAGCACCGAAGCCAAGCTCTGCGAGTCCGACTGAGATGTGGCGGGTGGGGGGGGCGTGCTCGGCGTCGTAGTCGAAGTCATCGACGTAGGGCTCACGGACGGGGCCTCGTCTAACCACCGCCTCAGCCACGCTCTGAAAGTCACTCATTTACACCCCGCCTTTATTTGGCGAGCGCCTCCGACAGCGTTTCGCCAATGTGGACCGGGCCGCTACCAGTCGCGACCGAGCGCAACTGCCCCCGCCGAACCGGCTTCTTGGGCTTGGCCGCCTCGGCAGCCTTCTGCGCCTTCTCCACGGCGTCGAGATCCTTAGCCACCAGCTTGTCAGCGACCACCGACATGGTGCCCGCCTTGAAGGTCTGGAGCAGTTCCAACTCCCCCTTGTCAATGTCGACCAACTTGGGGGTGTGCGAGGTGACCACGACGCGCACAGCGATGGTCAGCACCTCCCCGATCTCGTAGATCCGCCCTTCGATCCCGCCCGTCGTCGGATCGAACCCGTCGTTGGAGTTGGCCAACTTGGTCTTAACCGAGGTGATCTTCTTACCCCGATAGTCCCCGAGGTCGAGCATCGGCTGCTCTGCGGCTGCGGTCATTGCATCTTCTCCTTTGGTGGTGGTCATCGGCTGAACTTCTTGAAGTCATCGCGCCAGTGTGACCCGTCGCTCTCGGGAGCGGAATGGTCACGGAACGCGAAGTACATGAAGGCCCAGTACGCCGCGCCGATGCCGCCGACCCACAGGATCCGTAGCCACATCATCTGCACAACTTCGCGAATCGCTTGGTCACGTTCTGGCGCGACGTGGCGGTGCCGCGGGCAATCAGATCCCAGGAGCACCCAGCCTCTCGGGCCTCGACCACTCGGGTGTCGAGCGCCTCCTTGCAGGAGTTGACCGCGGCCACAGCTTCGGCAATGTACGCGATCCACTCGTCGCCATTGCCGCTTTCGTCGGTGACCGCCACCGCTGTCACTTCGTCGGGCGCGAGATGGGGAGGACTTGGCCGCCGGGGGGCACGTGGCCCCGGACGCCGTTGCTTTGGATCCCTTGCAGGCGGGCCATGTTCTGCGCATGCTCGGCGGCGGCCCGCTGCTTTTCCCACTCCTTCTCCTGCTGGGTCAAGTCCTTCTCGATCTGGTCGAGCTGCTTGGCCCGCTGGCCCTCGAAGTCGAAGTCAGCGCGGTCGAGGATCCCGGCGTCGAGGGCGAGGTGCTTGAGGTAGGTGGTCGCCCGCAAGGAGTCGAAGGCACCTTCGAGCGTCACCTGGCCGTTGGTCCGCTCCTTGATGGCGAAGATGCGGGCCTCGTTGTCATCTTTGAGGATGGCGTGCGCGCCCTCGTCGCTCAGGTCGTCTCTATTAGAGATCATCATCTTCGAATACCTCGGGCATCATGGCACGCATATCAGCGCGCATAGCGGTCGTTTCGGCAACCAACAATCTTTCGGATTCGTAGTCACGGTCAAGGTGAGTCCCACTCAAAGCGGTCAAACGCTGCGCCTCGTTTTCGGGCCAGGAGCACTCTCGCCCTACATGCTGCTCCCAGGCGGTGTAGAGAACCTGAGTCAAGTCAGAGCGAGAAACGATCATCGGATCGTGCACGCCACCAGCGATGGCTTCGGCAATCGGTTCACTGACTCCACGGTCAATGAACTCCAACACAGCATCGACGCATGGGGGGCACAGCGTTGGGTCAGTAGCCGATTTAGTTCGGATTGTTCCCCACAGAGTTTGCTCCTTGGCCAGGAGCACTTGCACCAATCCGCAGCGGTCGCATTTCCAATGAATATCAACTGCCATGCTGCAAGGTTACTTACCGCAACCTCGCTTGTCAATCCTCTAGATCGTCGGCGGTGTCCCCGGGTCGACGCTCGGGCTGGCCGACGATACCGCAGTCGTCTCGTCAGGAGCGGGGGCGGCCAGTGATTCAGTGGTGAACGTGGGGGCATCCGTAGCACCGGACCCGGTGGCATAAAAACCGCCGATCGTCTGCCCGGGCGCGAAGACGATCGGCGTGGTGATCCTGTTTTCACCGGTCGGAAGCGGCGTGTCGTCCTCGACCGGTGGCACTACCCCGGCCTCGGGGTTGCGCGGCGGCAGCGATACCGGGGCCGTCTCAGGCGCAGAAGCCAGGACGGGGGGAACGACGACCGCTCCGCCCTTGGTGTGATCCCGCAGCTTGGCGACGGCGGCCTCGACCACGTTGATCCCGGTGCGCAACGAGTCCAGGGCCACGGTGATGCCGTCGAGCAGTGGCTTGAGCTCGGGGTCGATTGCCTCGCCGACCGAGGCGGCAGCAGAAGCGATGCCCGCCAACTCCCTGGTGTCGCTGGCCAGGCCGTCCCTCGGCAGCACCATCCCGGCCACCTTCTCGACTTCTCGTTCCACGTCACCAATGAGGTTGGATTCCATGAGGCGCGACGATAGCAAGGCTTCGTGCTCGATGTGAAGGGCGTTTCGGAGAAACTTTCCTCGGGCGCGAAGCGACCCCCCAAACGGGGGGCCGTAATCGCTGATATGACTGAACACGCTCTCCAACGCACTGCCATCTTTGCAGGTTATGTTGCGCATGTCAAGCCAAGGGTACCAGTTGACATTTCGGCCTGGCGGCGCGCATCATGACGTCGAGGGGCTGCGGTCCCGACAGAACACTTATTTCTCCATTGCGAACCCGGGTAGCCAACGAGCCCCGGAGGCCGGGACCCCTGGACACAGGGTTTGCGATCGCGCACCTAAGACGTGGGGTGCGAGGGCTGAACCAACGTCGAATGTACCGACGACTGGTGCCTGACAGCGGTGATGATGCGGTCTGTGCAACTCGAAACGGACGAGGAGCATGGGGGGAAGTGTCTCTAGAAGCTAACGCTTGCGTTAGCGCTTGTCCTTTAGATTCAAAGGCTGCTACCGCACAATCCGCTTCGCTAGGATTGCTTGGTGTCTAAAACATTGTTAGCGATTTTTTAAAAGTTCACCGCTAAAAAATGATTATGAGCGGGGGATAGCGTGTGTGGATACCTCCCCTTCTCTAGTCCAGCCGGTGGGCCAAACGGTCTGCATCGTCCAATGATCGTGTATCGGGCTGTGTGCAAGGGTCGTACACAGGAACTGCCCGGCCCCCCTAGGCACGTGTGACGATCTCGGAGGGAGGGAGTGGGAGGAGGAGGAGGAGGAGCAGCATGAGCAGCAGCGTGCAAGGATCGTGTACTGAACTGCAATGCATTACATGTAATACGTAACGAGTCATTGAGTGCGTGCAAGCTAGCTTCACCACCTGACCCTCCAGCCAGCCTGTGGATAGCTTGTGCAAGGGTCATGCACAACCAGCATCAGGGGAGGGGGCGGGGTCAGTAGACCTCGGTGGCCGTCCACAGGGCGACACCGGTTTGGCCTTTCATCGTCCAGCGATCTGGCCGCGCATGCTACGCAACAAAGGTTGACACTGTGGTGCAGGGTGTGCAAGGATCGTAGACAGCGGCCGACGAGTGATCGGCTGCAGACTTGAGGGAGAGTGGGGGTGAAGGGTATGAGTGCGGAGCGGGATGCGTATCAGGCAAGTGTCGACTTCAACAGTCTGATGGACTCGTTGGACTACGACGGGAAGGTCGTTTGGGTCAAAGCGGACATTGCACGGATGGATGCCGAACTTGATAGCGACCGGTGCACAGCACACAGCCACGACTAGTCGAAACGCCGTTAGGCGTCGTGGTCAACTAGGCCACCTGATGAGACTTGGGAGCAGACATGGACGCTAAGCACAGAGCAGTCGTGACCTGTCAATACTGCCGCCAGCCGCTGGACGATTCCGATGGCGCTTCATGGCCGCATTGCCCGGCGTGCGATCTGATTATCCGTACCGCCGCCCTTCGCTTGATCGAGCTGGCCGACGATGACGACACTGGCACGCAGAGGTTGGCCATCGCCTTGGGCGAACTGCTGGTGCCATGAGCTCAATCCTCTGCGCTCGGTGCGATGACGCACCACGTGTCCCCGGTGGCGTCTTTTGCCCACGCTGTGAGGCGGAGGTACGTCACGGTGGCGAATCGGTGGCACGGTTGGCCGTCCCTCCAGTTCTAGCCCCTCCTGCGAAGCCACAGGCCGTCTCCCGAGTGGGTCGACCACCCTCGGAGTGTTGGTTTTGCACTGGCGGCACGCCACCGAGTGATCCACCACCACCGATGTGTGACGCCTGCGATGACCTCATGTGCGACTTCTTGGCGTGGCTGCGCGCCTTGCGGTCGTGAAGGGGTTCCGCCGGGAAGTCGTCTACGGTCGCCAGGAGATTGCCGAGATGGTGGGGGTCAAACTGGGGACCGTCCATTCGTGGTCACAACGAGGGGTGTCGTTCCCATTCCCGGCCCCGGACCTGACCGTCTCGGGGCTGCCAGCGTGGTACGCCTCGACCGTCGAGGAATGGGCGCTACTGGCCGGACGCGAGCTGGCCCGTTAGCTCAAGCACCACGCCGTTGGGGCCGCGCTGAGGGGGTCGCATCATGATCCCCAATATCTCCTTGCCGGTGTCATCAGAGAGGATGCCAGCGTCACGCAGGCCGTCGACACAGGCTTTGACCACGCCGGTATGAGCCCCGGTGTCGGCCAGGACGCCCTTGGCCTGGTACGGCCAGCACTCGATGGTCACGGTGGCGAATCGTGGCAACCAGATCTGTTCGGCGGCGGTCGCTGTCGTGGCCCGTCGCCATTTGGCGATGACTGTGCCCTGGGTGCGGTAGTGCGTGCGTTTCTGCCAGTTCATCGTCATCATGACCGCTGGGGCGTCAACGACGAGCCGATAGGTGTCAGGCATCATCCTCAGGCGGGGCCTCTGCCGCTACCGAGCCGACCAACGCCACCAGCGCCATCAGGCGGTCACGTGTGCGGTCAGCCGGCCGAAGGTGGCCGTACCACTGGGCCTCGAAGCCGTCAGCCAGCTCCTCGCGTGTCACCAGCCGACTTCCTCGCGGTCAATCGGCCAAGGGACGATGACGACAGCTGGCGACGGTTCAGCGTCGTGGCGACGCGGTTGGAGCTCCATCCCCTCTGAACGCGGCCGGTCCATCCACGCAGCCACACAGAACAGGGCCAGGACGCCGACGATCATCGGGACAAAGATCCAGTGGGTCACGACTGCCACGGCTTCTGATGCACGACGATGAACCACCAGACACCGGTAGCGATATTCGGCCAGCCCACCCAGTCATGGGCACCGAGCCTCGCCCCACCGAGCCAGATCATGAAAACCCCAGCGCAGACCAGCACCGGCTCGCGGAGATGACCCAAGAACCACAGCTCCCGTAGCGTGCCCCACCAAGACCGGTCCGCCTCACAGCGTGCGACAAACTCAGATTTCGTCGGCTTCACAACCCCTCCCCCTTGTCGGCTCCGGTGCTCTGAGGGGCCAGGTGGGCGAGGTGGGCGAGGAGTTGGGCGCCTATGAATTCTGTGTAGGCGGGAGGGATGGCCTGAGTCATTTCGTCGCGGGTCATCCATTCCACCCCCATCACACCGGCCGCGGCCTTGGTGGATGCTCCAGCCGTGTGCCCAGCAGGATCGGGCAATACACCAGTGACGCCGGCAGATGCGTGCGAATAACGGTTCCCAAGCATCCGACCGTGGCCTATGACCTCTCGATGCCTTTGGTGGGGATGGCACATGACCAGGAAGTTCGCCTCAAAGAGCCGGTGTCGATACATGCGAAGCCCGAAGTCCAACCCGCAGAGCATGAACGGTTCGACCAGCGGAGCGCCCATCACGTTTTCGATGACATAAGTGAGGCCGGTTTGGATCAAGAGAGCACGCACTGGCTCAATCAGCAGCGGGTATTCCCTATCCCTTAGCCAGGGCAGGTGCCGCATCCGGCTATACCCCTGGCATGGTGGACTGGCGTGAACCGCATCGAAGTGACCGAGGCACGGGCCTAATCGACCACGCTCATGCCAACAACCTTTGCGAACGTCCTGCACCATCGCCGTGGCATCGGCCTGGTGGAACTCAAACGGGTAGTGCGGCTGGGGCTCGATGTCCACGCCCACCACGTCGAAGCCCGCACGGTGATAGCCCATTGCCGCCCCGCCGGCGCCCGAAAATAAATCAAGGAGTCTCGGTCGGGGGCTCACGGACACACTTCCCCCCGCTCGAGGAGGACTTCGGTGTCGAAGCGGTCGTCGTCGAAGAACGGCTCTGTCACCCCTCCCCCTTGTCGGCTCCGGTGCTCTGAGGGGCGGTCAGGAGGACGCCTTGTGCGAGACGACCAACTGCGGTTTCGCAATACGCCTCGTTGGCCTCAATCCCGATTGCCCTGCGGCCCAACTCTCGAGCACCGACCAGCGTTGAACCGCTGCCCATGAAGGGGTCAAACACGGTCCATCCCGGCGCCGTTGAATAGCGAATGAGTGGGTCAAGGATGCCCAGTGGCTTCTCGGTCGGGTGGTTGCTTGAGCCATGACACGACCGGACCTCAATGACGGTGGTTGCGAGTCGTGGGCCTCCGTCGACCGTCCGGTATGTTCCACCGCTGGCAATCTCACCCATGTGTGCTGGCCGTCGTTTCGTGCGCTTCACTGAACGAGCGGTGGCATCCATCGTGACCGGAACGTCCAGCCTCAGCCCACGCCATTCGCCTCGGTAGAAGTGGACTGCCTGCTCATGGATACGGCGGAATCGGTCGGCGTGAAAGCTCGATCCGTTGTGCTTTTTCCACACAACGTCCTGGCCGAACTTCCAATCTGAGAACTCGGCGGCGTGGCCCATGAACATTTTGAGCGACCCAAAACACCACATTTCATCGAACGGGATCAGACTCGGCCAACCGTCAACCCAGCGGTCCCACCCGAGACTCGTTTGCCCATAGGGCGGGTCAGTAACGGTGACAACTGGGGCGTGATCGAACGTCAGCGTAGGAATGATCTCGCGCATGTCCCCGTGATAGATCGTGATGCCGTCCTGTTCGTAATACGGCCTCACTCCTTCATCTCCGCGATGAACCCGTCAACCTCTTCGTTGGTCACCCCGTCGATGCCCTCGGCACCGTGGTCGTCGTGAAGGGCGAGAGCCTGGGCGATATCACCTTGGTGGATTGCCTCGGCCAGTTCTCGCAGTTCGGGCGTGAGTGTGGCGTCAGCCAAGTGCTTCGCGATGCGGAACGCTGTCTTGAAGTCGTCACCTTTGACGGGACGGTCCCCCGTTATGCGCCACTTGTCGAGGTCGTCCACTGACAACCCCTCTTCGGAAGAACTGTCAGCGATGACGCCAAGCATCCACGCCAGACGCCCTGACTGTTTCCGCAGCCTTTCGTTCTCGGCCTCTAGCTCGGTGACGCGGGCTTCGGCTTCGTCGCGCTGATGTTTGATCGAAATCGCGGGCGTGTGCTTGGCGGCGGCGATCTGCTCAGCGGTCAACGAACGTGCGGCTCCCCCCGCCTCCCCTTGTTCGGCTCGGTGAGAGGTGGCGAGGGGTGGGTTCTCTCCTCGGCGGACCCTGATCGGCTCAATTATCGCGTCGTAGGCATCCCGAAGGCGCAGCGCCCAGCGCCTCATTAGTTCGTCCAGTTCTTCACTCACGTCATCGTGGTAGCGGCGACGCACAATCTCGGCAGCGACGGTCATCACTTCTTTTTCCTCGGGCTTGATGGGCCGCGTCGTTCCGATGATTCGTCCCCTCGCCGCCGCCTCATCCTCTACGGGTACGTCAGGCATCGAAACTCCGATCCAGTCGTTCGAGCTGAATCGACTTGCATTCGTGCAGGCTCACTTCACCCCTCCCTTGTCGGAGGCTTCGGGGGTGGGGGGGAAGTCACGCCCCTTGACTTTGACGATGATGCGTTCACCCTTGCGGTTGAACAGCGGGACGGTAGGCGTGCCGACAATCCCTTCTATGCGTACGTTCTCCCAGGCCGATTGGACACGCTTGCAGCGGACCTTGGCGATGGCTTCGTTGAGTGTGAATGTGCCGATCACGGGAACGGTGCGGAGTCCCAACTTTTCGGCCACGTCCGCCACATCTTCGGGTTGGAGCCACCAGTCCCCCACTCGCACGTCGAACAGGATGAAGTCGCACCCTTCGGGGTTGTAGTTGCCGGCGCCCTTTTGGACCTTGCGCCCGTAGCCTTCGCCGTAGAGCGTGGCCGATTGCGAATCGGGGAACGCTGCCTCCAGGTCGCTGGCCGTGAAGATGTCGGCCAGGCGGTCGTAAAGGAACGTCGGCATCTGGGCGTTGTCGGTGCGCCCACCGAACTGCACGACCGGGGCATTCTGGTCAGTGTGATACAGGTACACCCGTACGTTGGTCCCGTCGACCTTCTCGGTCCAGCGCCAGTCCAACTCGGCCAGATAGCCGAACTCGGGACAGGCCCAGTCACCGTCGATCAACTGGCCCTTCTCGTCGCGCTTGAACACGCTATTGATCTTCTGGTACTCGCGCATCTCACTCACTTCACCCCTCCCTTGTCGGATGCTTCGGGGAGGGGGCGTCCGTCCTGGTCGATTCCGGAGGCAGCGAGGATGGCGACGGCCAGCGGGCGCTCGTCGTCAAACGACTCACCACATCGAGTGCAGTAGGAACCCAGTGGGATCATGAGGTCATATCGGGCATGGCCGAGGAGCTTGCAGCGTGCCCGGCGTATCCACCACGGCGCACCACCATCAGCGATGGGTCGGGACCAGGGGGCACGTCGCCAATAGCTGAATGGCTTAGTC